GGAAACAATAAGGAAGGACAACTCGCCTATATTGGAGAAACTAGACTCCAAGATGAAGAAAAAGGTCAAGAAGACCCTTCAAGCATCGCAGCCCACTGAGTTCTTCGGACAGGACTTCACAAGACTAGGGGAACTACTGGAAACAGTAAAGTCAGTAGGCGTGGAAAAGAGAGAGAATAAGAAAATTGAGGCGATGGAGGAAAAGAACCTTGACATAGTTGCCAGTGCAGCAGAGTTGAGGAAGGACTATGAGACTCTGTACAATCAGATTCGCAGTATGATTTATCCTAAGAAGAAAGGTGATTTGAATGAGTGAAGGAAATGAAATGATGATGCTCTTGAAAGAGTTAGTCGATAAAGTCAAACAATTAGAGAAAGCCGTATACGACAAGGACAACCTGCTGATGAAATCAGGCTATGTTGTTGTCGATACCCCAACTCCAAGCATGTCTAGTAATGGTGTGCCGATGGGCGATAACATTTCCAAGATGTCTTGGGATGACATACACAAGATGGTGGAGAACGTAAGGTGATAGTATGATACCGGAGAGAGTAACTATTGAAGAGAAAGCGAGAGAGATGATAGCGAAAGCAAAGGTAACACTTGACCACTATCAACATCTAGGTCAAGGAGAGGATGTCACTGGGGAAGAGGTCAAAGTGAAAAGACCCACAAAGAATCCCAAAGAAGAGAAAGTAGAGAATCCTGATGCTGGCGAAGTAGTAGAAGGGTAAGACATGACCACTTCAGGAGTTGCGTTTGAGAAAGACGCAGCGTTTACGAAGCGAGTCCTTGATGTCTTTGAGAAGATACGCTTCTCCTATCTCTCGGCGTTGCAAGACCCGAAGGAATACAGGAACGAGTGGAAGAACGCAGTCAAGACTGTGAGAAAGACATTCGATGACCTGAATGACTTCACCCGCGAGATGAAGAAGTTCGTGGATGACAAGTATCTCTTCGATAATGAGGTGGAGAACCCGACCAGCATACAGGCGAAGAAACTGTATGATGACATAAAGAGAATGAGATTCTCATCCAAGAAGATAAGCGACCCGTTCAGCGAGCAATTGGGTGATAATGTCCTTGATGAGTTGCTAGAGAATGAGAGCATGATGATTGCCTTCTTGCATTATGCGATAAGAAGCGAGACACTCCCGATAAAAGACAAAGCATGGAAGGAGCAGGGTCTGAAGCCCGACGAGATAACATCAGGATACAAGGGACTGGATTTGAAAGTCGATGATATCGCCCTATACATAATGGAGCATTATGGTGAGGGGAAAGATACTGAGAGAGTTGAGTCCAAGGTCGATGCAGCCATGAAGAAACTAGAGAAACTATATTTCGAGAACCACACAGAGGAAGAGTGGAAGAACCTAGTTGCTCTAGATAATAAATTGAAGAAGTCGGAGGAAGAGAAATCAGAGGTTGATTTCTACATACCAAACAAGCCGATGTATAGGATATTCGAGATAGACGATATGAAATACATCAAGGGCCTCTCAGGTGAATTCGTCGTGCAGGAGAAATACGACGGAATGAGGATTCAGATACACAAGAAAGGCAGTAATATCAAAATATTCTCATTCAATAAGAAAGACATCACGGACAAATGCAAAAAGCAAGTCGATGAGTTGAAGAAGAAGCATTTCGGTGATTGCACATTAGACGCTGAACTAGTTGGATTCAAGGGAGAAGAAGCAGTCCATCGTGTCGATGTAGTCACTCATATATTCAAGAAAGAGGTTCCTGAGTTGGAACTGAAGGCACACGTATTCGACATCATGTACCATGAGGATAGGATTGTGGCGGAGGAACCCCTGAGAGAGAGGATAAACGTCCTGTTCTACCAATACTCACAACACTCAACCGAGAATCTAGCATTCCCCTCCAAGAAGGATACGAGGATAGCAGATTCCATCGAAGAGGTGAATAAATACTCTGAGGATATCATGGAACTACCCGCATCTGAGGGAGTGGTAATCAAGGATATAGAGTCAACATACTATGTGGGGATACAGAAGAACCCCAAGTGGATTAAGTGGAAGAAGTTCGTTGACTTGGATGTCGTGGTGCTTGACAAGAAGAAGACGAACAGCAATCTCTTCTCATACTCATTGGGCATAGGGCCAGTAACCGCTGAACAGGCGAGAGAGAACAAAACAGTGGATATGGATGATGTCGCATATATCCCTGTAGGCAGGGCATTGAATACGAAAGAGTCTGTCGATGTGGGTTCAATCGTGAGAGTGAAGGTAGACGAGGTTAGAAGAAACGGCAAGGGATACTCACTATACTCTGCCAAAGTCATAGAGATACCTGAAGTGAAGGAATCAGACAAACTACAGACGTTGGAGTTATTGGCTGATGAGAGCAAGAAGTCTCTCATAGAGGAATCGAAGGACTACTCTGTCAGGATGGAGGGACTGAAGAAAGCGATAGTCACTGATGGAATACACGGCGATGCTGAGATAATACTCAAGTCGGACTTGGATGGGTTTCAGGTATATGGCATCGAGGGAGATGACCTGATGGCTAAGAATGCCCTATACGACATAGACATATGGAAAGAGGAACTCACTGAGGTAATCAAGACCATACGCTCAGAACTTAGAAATGGAATATTTCAATTCTTAAAAGAAAAGGGTAAGCCAATGCCATACAAAGACATTCTAGAATTTGTCAAGGAAAAGCACGAAGATAAGTTTGAGGGATATGCTTTTGATGGCGACCAAGAGAAGTTCAAGAAGTGGATGATGAGTCAGAATCATTTCGTATATGACAAGGCAAAGGACACATTCGAGGAAAATGAAGAGGTCATTGCGAAGGACGCTACTCAGAAGATGGGGAAGTTCGTCGTTAACAAGAGGAAGGATGACAACCTAGACTTGGTTCTAATGTATGATGACATGAGATTCGGTTGGACTATCGATATAGAAGACACCGAGGATATATTCAATCTGTTCGGCAAATCGAACAAATACCCTGCCGAGATATCCACTAACCTACAGGGCGGAGACAAGTTAGACGAGGGGGAAGTAGAGTTCGGGGTGCAACGGCATGGGTATCATGAATACAGATTGAACGGTGACAAGTTCAAGACAAGACTACATGCTAGAGTAGTTCCTATAGACGGAGAGGATTCTTGGATTGTATTCACAGGGATAAAGCAGGAGATGCTGGATTCGTCAGAAGATGATGGTTTGATTGACATAACTAAGGATAGGAATAAAAAGTTAACACTATCTAATGGTGAGTGACGATTCTATTAAATACCATAAATGTAAATAAGCGCAATCGTGCTAGAGCAACCGATTAGAATTGTTAGGCAAGTCGAGACAGACTTCTCTATTCTAAAAGCCGATAATCTAGTAATAGGTGGCTATGCTTCTATAGAGGTAGTTGACAAGCAAAACGACCTAATAACACTAAAGGCTCTAAATGAGGCTGTAGTGAAATTCATGGATGACAAGAAGTTTAGGAACGTCATGTCGAACCACTCCAATGTTCAGGTAGGAGAGGTAATAGAGTCCTACAGAGATACCAACGGAACTGTTCACAAGACCCATGTTGATGATGTTGGGTTCTATGTCGTAATAAAACTAAGAGATGACATAGAGAAGGCCAAGGAAATATCAAGGGGAATCCGAAAGGGAACCCTACGCTCTTTCAGCATCGGTGGTCAGGCACTATCGAAGCAGAAGAGGAACAACGACGAGTTTGGGGAGTATAATGAAATCGACAAACTCGAACTACACGAAGTCACAATTTGCGAGAAGGGCATAAACCCCGAAGCAAAATTTGACGTATTGAAAGAAGACAAAGGTGAAAAAATGACTGAGAAGTTAGAAAAAGCCCTTGCTGAACTCAGTACCTTGATGAAAGAGGTTGATGCCCTTTCAAAAGAGGAACCCATGGACGAGAAGGCCATGATGGATGAGAAAGCAATGGGTGAAGAAAAAGAAATGATGATGACTGAAAAAGAAGACGAAGAAGTGGAAACAATGGACATGGACGCAGAAGCCAAGGCTCTTGATGAGGATTCAACAAGAGATTACGAGGCTGGCGAAGAGGTTGTTAGCGGTGGAAGGCCAACAGCAGCCCCTAAGCAACTCGGTCCAATCTCCAAGGGACTTGAGAGCGGTGACTTCACCACTCTTGACCTATCCATTGAGAACGTCGAGAAAGCATATGAGCAGTTTAAGGCTGAGCAGTTGGAGAAACTAGCATACGATTCTCTATCTAAGCAGTTCGAGACTCGATTTGCTAACGAGATGGACATGAAGAAATCTCTTGCTGAGAGAGCAGAATACGATGCACACGCTGAAGTATCCGCACTCAAAGAAGAGTTTGCTGAACTACGCAAGTCTCTAACAGAGAGGAACGATGCAATCGTAAAGGCAGCAGTGCCTTCTCTCCCTGAAGAGGTACTAGAATCCGTTGAGAATATCGCCAACATGTCGTGGGACGACATACACAAAATGGCGGGGAACTACTGAGGTGAAAAGAAATGAGTGGATATATTAAAACGATGAGAGATTTAGAAAGTTCTTCATATGGACTTACTGGCGGTGCTGGTAATGCTCTATTGAAGAGTCAGGCTGTAGTTGGTGGCCTTGGTACTGCACACGATGGCGGTACTTCGCTACTTACCGGATTAACCGGCACAGCAGACCTATACAACGTCCTTTACGGACAGAAAGTTTGGTCGATGCTTAACCAAGAGGTTAACGCATTGTCTATGGTTGCTAAAAGACCATACACATCATCTGGGTGGAGGGTTCTAAAGAGCCGTCCTCAAGGTGGCAGTAGTTCGTCCTTTAGCGTTACATCCGGCGGAGCAGCAGGTTCAACCTCTCCTGACCCGGCTATCATTGGTGGCGTTGCAGAAAACGCTTCTCTAGGTGGCACTGGTTTCGAGGCTCTTGCTCCTGAGTATGACAAACTGTTTGTTAGCCCAAAGACTGTGGCTCATCTATTCGAGTTCTCTGAACTTGGTATGGAACTTGCTGCAATCGATGACGGTGTAGGTGACATCAGAGCAATAGTCCGTGAGGACATGGGTAAGCATCACGCTGAGTCCCAGAACAAGATGCTTCTAATGCCATTCGAGGCATACGGAGTTGACTCTGACGATAACACATCGCCAACTGACGACCTATCTCAGAACTATACTTCGCTACTGAAGATTGTTTCATCTGAGGCTGAAATTGAAGCAATGGCTGTTGCTGGCTTTATCGGTTCTGCCGATAACACCATCGAGAACGCCGCTGCTGCAATGAGAACACTATACGGCAAAGACAGAGGCGCAACTGGAAATGGATATCTAGACGCTGTTATCAACTTCGGTGACGGATATGCAGCGGCTGACGCAAGGCTACTAACACTAAGCCTACTCAACAGCGTTATCCGTGAAGTGCGTGAGAACGGTGGAAACACCAAGGTCATGCTAACTGGATATGACACTGTTCAGGCTATTGGCGACTTACTACAGTCCCAAGAGCGATTCATGGACAGAAGGGAAATCGTGCCAACACACAACGGTGTTCGCGGTGTATCAGGTGCAGAAGTCGGCTTCAGGGTCGCTTCGTACTACGATATCCCAATCATTCCATGCAAGGATATGACCAAGACATCGCATTCAGGCGTGTCTGCTGGTAACAAACTCAGCGACATTCTGTTGCTAGACACTGACCACCTATGGCTATCTGTCATGAAACCAACCCAATACTACGAGGATGGTATCACTAACGGAAACCCATTCGGTGTTGGTAAACTCGGAAACCAAGGAATGTACAGGACAATCGGGGAAACCTGCTGTTCATTCTTCAAGGGACAAGCCAAGATTACGAACCTAAAGAGTGCGTGAGGTGATTAAGCATGGCATTAGCATACACAGTTACTTCGCTTGCCGACCATAAAGGCTACACTGGCCCAAAGGCTGTTGGCGACGAGTTTGTTGTTGATGCTTTGATAGATGTAACGTCAATAGTCGCAACAGGGTCAATAATCCCTGCTTCGGCTCTTGGCCTATCATCTGTTCATTGCGTATCAATCACAGGTTGTGACAACGCTAACGCAGTATTGCCATCAGTAGAGATT